CGCATTTGTTCCTCGTCATCGGCGGACGCAATCCGGAGCTTGACGGCATCTGGCAGATGTGCCCATTGAACGTGCCCGGGATTCATTGTTCATCGTTGATTGGCAACGCGCAGATGTGGGGCATCGAAGTGGTCGGCGAGTATGACACGCGGCCATGGCCCGACGATTTGCACCGGCTCGTGCGCTCCACGACGTTGGCGCTGATGAATTGGCGCGGTATCGCAGTGGATGCAACGACCCTCAAAGGACACCGCGAATACCCAGCGGCGAAGAAGTCGTGCCCGGGCTCAGCGATAAACATCGACGCGGTGCGGTACGAATTCGCAGCATATCAGCAGGGGAAAGTATGACCGAGTCAGTCGAAACAAAGTTGGCGCGCATCGAAGAGAAGCAAGACATGATACTGCGACGACTCGAAAACGGCGACGCCAACTTCAAAGAGTTTGAGAAGCGTATTGCACGGCTTGAACAACAGGTATACGCGGTCATGCTCGTCGGTGGCGGCGCATGGTTGGTGTTTCTTTCGTGGTTTCGCATGAGTGGAGGCTAAGACATGAAACCTTGGTACAAATCAAAGACCGTGTGGATCAACGTATTGTCGTTGGTTGCCATGATACTCGCCACGGTTATGGCATGGCCTGAGCTGAACGAGATCGCACCGCAGATTGCGTACGCACTCGCCATTGTCAACGTGTTGCTTCGCTTCGTGACGTCGGAGTCCGTGCGGTGACTGGGCCAAGAAAGCCACGAGCGCAGGCCGTCGTAAAAAGCGAGTCACAGGCTGCAATCATAACCAAGTTACAGCAGGCCGAAGTCTTGGAAGCCATCGAGCGACTCGGTTTCATGACGGACGCGTGCAAGGTGTGCAACATCAACCGGCGTGACCTACTCCGAGCACGCGACGCCGACCCGGTGTTCGCTGCGAAGGTGGAAGAAGCAACCCGACGCGGTCGCGAAGTGCGCCAAGAGTTCTTAGAATCCTTGGCGTACAGCATGGCGCCATCGACGCCGGTCATGGTGATGTTTCTGCTAAAGAAGCTCGATCCGAGCTATAGAGAATCCTACAATGTACACTCCACTACAGGCCCCAACGACTACGTCATCGACCTCACCGCTGACGATCCGACACCAATCACAGACGTCACCCCAAAGAGCGTTCTGGGCAAGTGATGCGCGGTTCCGTCTGTTCGTCGGTGGTCGTGGCAGCGGTAAGACACGAGCAGGCGCAGTAGAGGCACTGAGACAGCCCAAGGGCTCCACGGGGCTCATCGTGGCACCGACATACCCAATGCTGAAACTCGGCGCCATGGAGACCATCCTGCGCTTGGTAGCGAAGGCAGGCATTGCGACGTCATGGAACAAATCAGACATGGAACTTCGTTTGCTCGGTGACCGTCGCATCATCTTTCGCAGTGCGGACAACCCCGACCGGCTCCGTGGCGCCAATGCCGGGTGGCTTTGGTTGGACGAGGTGGCGATGATGGACAGCGACATTTGGCCATTGAGCATTGCGACGTTACGCGAGCAACCCGGTCGGGCTTGGATGTCCACGACGCCACGCGGCAAAGATTGGGTATATCAACTCTTTGCAGGGACGCATAAAGACTACGCCACGATCCGAAGCAAGACGACGGATAACCTGTTCCTCGATGACTCGTTCGTCGAGACGCTCAAGGAGTCGATGACGTCCGAGATGTACCGACAAGAAGTCGATGGTGATTTCATCGACCCGGTCGGCGCAATGTTCCAACGCCATTGGCTGAAGACGACCGACATCAGACCGCACGGCGCAAAGTGGTTCCGCTATTGGGACTTGGCTTCGTCCGTGAAACAGAGCGCAGACTATACCGCGTCCGTCCGTGTGTGTTTACACGACGGCGTGTTCTATATTGCCGACGGTATCAAAGTGAAAGCGGAGTGGCCCGATGTACGACGCATCATGGTGGACACGATGCGCCGTGAGACGGACACGACGCACGGCATCGAGAAAGCACAGCACGGACTCGCAGCAACCCAAGAACTGCGACGCATCCCGGAGATTGCCGACGTATCGTTCAAAGGTATTGACGTTAAGGGCGACAAAGTCCAACGAGCTATGCCTTGGGCAGCGAGAGCCGAAGCCGGAGCCGTGGTCGTGGTGAACGGTGCATGGGTGCGGGACTTTCTTGACGAGGTCGTCGCCTTCCCCAGCGCACCGCATGACGACTATGTTGACGCGGCCAGCGGTGCGGTCGCAATGATATCGAAGCCACGAGTAGAATGGGGTTTTGCATGACCATGAACAACCCGGCTTGGCTGGGTCAATTGTTGCGGAACGGAACTATCAAGACGGCGGACGTCGGCTATGCGCACGTCGCACCGTTGTACCGTGCGGTCGAACTGCGTTCCGACGCGATCAGTTCCGTGCCGTATCGCTTACTTCGCAACGGTGTCGAGGTTGAGTGGCCGTGGAAAAAGAACTTTTCACGGCTCTTGGCAGCGACGGAGCGCAGCCTTCTTGTGTGCGGAGCGGCGTATTGGGTGCGCATCGTCAAGGGGCGGACGTTGGTCGGCTTCGAAGCGCTCAACCCGACGACGGTGAATTACCGCTACGATCCGAATATGGGCACGCTTGAGAATCCGTACCTTGGTTTGTCGTTTAACCAAGTCATTGGCGGCAAGATGTACGGGCCGTGGACGCTCGAAGAGATTGTGTACTTCCGTGAGAACTCATTCACGGACGACGTCGGCCCGGGCTTGGCGCCTGCGCAGGTGGCTATGCAGAATGCGCAGTTGTCCTACAATCTCGACCGCTTTACTTCGATGTTTTTCGAAGGTGGCGCGCAGCCGGTGACGGTGATGAACCTTCCCGACTCAATGGACGACTCAGAGTTCAAACGGATGGGCGCAGAGATTAACCAACGTGGAAGCGGTGTGTTGAACGCGTTCAAATGGATATTTGTGCGTGCGCAAGAGTTGAAGGTGCAAAAGATTACACCGGATATCAACACGCTGATGATGCCGGAGTTAGCAGAGCGCACGCTCAAACAAATCGCCATGACCATGGGCGTACCGCTGACCATGCTTGAAGCATCGGCGGCGAACTACGCGACGGCAGATAGCGACCGTCAATCTTTTTGGCGTGAGACGGTAATTCCTCGGTTGCCGAAGTTGGCTGACGTCATGAACGAGCAACTACTCGGGCCGTTGAAGTATGAAATACAGTTCATGCCGGAACAACTCGACGTCATGCAAGCGGACGAAGCACAGCGCGCAGGCTCTTTGCTTCAACTCACACAGGCTGGCGTACCGCTTCGGGCAGCGATGCAAATCCTTGGTTATGACGGCATTGCTGACGTTATCCTACCCGGCGACCTCGTCGCTCCGGAGTCAACGCCAGTCGAAGCGCCAACGAGCGAAGGCACCGCGGCCCCGTCGGACATGCCGAACACATCCAAAGCGGTAGCCAACGAGTGGGGGCTACTCTCAAAAAAAATAGAGCGCAGAATTAAGAGCGGACGAGACCCACGCACCTCGTTTGATTCTGCGTTGATTCCCGCTGACCACGTCGATGCCGTGATGGGGCGGTGCTACAAGGGCATGACGGTGGACGACGTGCACAACGTCATTCACGCGGTCAAAGCGCCGGTGGACGATATGACGCCGGATGAACTGCGCATCTATAACCGCATCATCAAAGAGATGCGCAAGAAAGGCGAAGAGTGGGCGCGTGACATCGTCAACGAGCGCGATCCGTCGACGTCGTTGCGCGACATCATCAAACCGGTCTTAGATTCGGAACTGGGCACGACGATGGGCAAGCGCATCGACCGGCTCGGTACGCAGTTCAGCATCCCGATGGACACCGGTGACCAGTCGCGGTACATCCAAGATTGGTTACTCGATTACACACCGAGAGAGACGGCGAAGATTGACGAAACCACGGCGAACCGCATTAAGCCTATCATCGAAATGTTCCGCACGACCCCGGGCATGACGATACAGGACATCACGGCTGCGGTGTTGCCACTGA